AAAATGCACTGGCTACCAAGTGAAGTACCATTGCATGAAGATGTAAGAGACTGGAATGAAAGATTAACAGTAGAAGAAAAAAATTTAATAGGACAAATATTAAAATTCTTTACACAAGGAGATGTCGATATAGCACAAGCCTATTTAGATAAATATATTCCACAGTTTAAATCACCTGAAATAAGAATGATGTTATCTGCAATAGCTTCTAGTGAAGCAAACCATGCACATAGTTATTCTTTATTAAATGATACTATTGGATTACCTGATAAGGAATACAAAGCATTTCAAGAATACAAAGAGATGTCTAATAAACATGAGTATCTATTTACATCTAAAGGTAAAGGACTTGAAGGATTAGCTAGAGAGATAGCTTGTTTTTCTGCATTTGGTGAAGGCTTACAGTTGTTTGCATCATTTGTTATGCTTCTTAACTTCCAAAGATATGGAAGAATGAAGGGTATGTGTCAGATAGTAACTTGGTCTATTAGAGATGAGACACACCATGTTGAAAGCATGATTAAATTGTTTCATCAAATCATAAAAGAAAACCCAAATATTTGGACAGAAAAATTTAAAGCAAGTATCTATCAAACAGCTAGAGACATGGTTGACCTTGAAGATAAGTTTATTGATTTAGCTTTTTCTATGGGTGGTATCAGAGGATTAAAAGCTGAAGAAGTTAAAGAGTATATTAGATACATAGCAGATAGAAGATTACTTCAGTTATCTTTAAAACCTAATTATGGTGTTAAAGAAAATCCATTAGCGTGGTTGGATTGGGTATTAAATGGCGTAGAACATGCTAATTTCTTTGAGAATAGAGCTACAGAATATAACAAAGGTACTGTCACAGGTAATCTTTGGGACTAACCTTACACTTTTAGATGAAAAACGTAATGGAAGATTTAATCTTACCTAAAAAAGTAGATGATTTAATTAAATTATTGAATGAAGTTTATCCTGAAAAATCACCTGATTTAAAAGATGATACTAAAACTATTTATTTTAAAGCAGGACAAAGGGAAGTAGTAAATTTTATTAACACACTAAAAGAGAGGGCTGAATAATATGTGTATGGGAAATCCAAAACCACCTGCACCGCCAAAACCTGCTCCTATACCAGTTAACACTTCACAAACTGTGGGTGAACAAACTGCACCAGAGTTGGTTAAAGCAAATGAACAAGACTTGGCTGTTAAGAAGAAAAAGGTAAAGAAATCAGGAACGAGTTCTTTAAATACTTCTTCTGGGTTAAACATAGCTTCAAGTGGTACATCTTATACTCCATAATAATTAATGGAATACGAAGGTAGTCTACAAAAAGCACATACAGCTAAAGAACGATACAGCAAACTAACTTCTGAAAGAGAACATTATTTAGATAGAGCTGAAGAATGTTCTGAATTAACTATCCCTTCTCTTATTAAACCTGAAGGTTTTACATCTTCAAGTGACTTATATACCCCTTTCCAATCCGTTGGTGCAAGAGGGGTCAACAATCTAGCAAGTAAACTTCTTTTACTTTTGCTTCCTCCTAACGCTCCCTTTTTTAGATTATCAATAGCAGGTGACGCTAAAAAAGAACTAGAAGAAAATAAAGAAATGAAAACTGACATAGAGAAATCTTTGTCTGTGATAGAAAAAGAAGTATCAAATAAAATTGAACAACTTGCATTAAGAGTTAGTGTGTTTGAAGCATTAAAACATCTTATTGTTGGTGGTAATGTATTAACTTATATGCCTAAAAAAGGAACTATGAGAGTATTTCCTTTAACTCAATATGTAGTTAGAAGAGATGCTTCAGGTAACATATTAGAAATTGTTATATGTGAAAAAGCAAGTATTTTATCTTTAGGTAAAGAAATTGCGGCACAAGTTATTTCTGACCCTAATTATAAATCAGACGAAGACATAGAATTATACACTCATATTTATAAATTAAATGAAAATGAATTTTATGTATGCCAAGAAGTACAAGGAATTAAAATACCTGAAAGTATTGGTACATTTAAAAAAGAAAGAATGCCTTACCAAGCTTTAAGAATGGTTAGAGTTGACAATGAAGATTATGGAAGAGGCTACGTTGAAGAATTTCAAGGTGACTTAAAATCGTTAGAAGGATTATCACAAGCACTTATAGAAAGTGCGGCGGCATCATCTAAAATAGTATTCATGGTTAGACCTAACTCTGTTACTAGAAAAAAAGATTTAGCTATGACTAGAAATGGTGACATCATTACTGGTACTGCTGATGATGTGTCTGTACTACAAGCACAGAAACAATATGATTTACAAGTAGTAGAGAGAAGTATTGCTAAATTAGAAGAAAGAATGTCATACGCATTCTTACTACACACAGCAATACAAAGAGACGCTGAAAGAGTAACAGCACAAGAGATTAGATACATGGCAGAACAATTAGAGACTGCTATGGGTGGTATTTATTCATTATTATCACAAGAATTTCAATTACCTTTAGTTTCTATTCTTATGAAAAGAATGGAACAAGCAAAAGAAATTCCAACTTTACCTAAAGGCACAGTTCAACCAACTATTATTACTGGTATCGAAGCATTGGGTAGAGGAAATGATTTACAAAAATTAAGAGAATTTGTTGCAGAGATAGGAAATCTTGCACAGATAAATCCGCAAGTTGTTCAGGCATTAAACCCTGATGATTTAATCAAACGTATCGCTATTGGTTTAGGGATTGATACAGATGGTTTATTAAAATCACAAGAGCAACTAGCAGAAGAACAAGCGGCACAGGAAGCGGCACAAGAAGAACAAATGCAACAACAACAAATGATGCAGATGGCAGAAAAAGCAATTCCACAAGTCGCAAACAATCTAACTAAACCATAATAAGGAAATACAAATGGTAGAAACAGTAGAGATAAAACAAGAAGAGACTACTAGCGAAAAGCCAGTAGACGCAAATGTTACACAAAGTAAACCTGAAGGCTTACCTGAAAAATTCAATTCAGTTGAAGATTTAGCAAAGTCATATTCAGAGTTAGAAAAGAAACTTGGTGACAATAAAGAAGAAGCTCCAAAAGAGGAAGCTCCTAAAACAGATACAAAAAATGATTTAGATATTGCTGAAAAAGCAGTTGAGAGTGCAGGGTTAAATATGGAAACTTTGTCTTCTGAATATGCTGAAAAAGGTGAGCTAGATGCTAAATCGTATGACGCATTAGAAAAAGCAGGTATACCAAAAAATTATGTAGACCAGTTTATTGAAGGTCAAAAAGCAATAGCTGACCAACAATCAAAATCTATTAAAGATATGGTAGGTGGTGCTGATGCTTATTCAGATATGTCAAATTGGGCGGCAGATAATATGTCAGAAGAAGAGAAGACAGCTTACAATACTGCGGTAAATTCTAATGATATAGAAACTGCAAAGTTAGCAGTTGTTGGATTAAAAGCTAAATTTGAAAAAGCAAATGGTAATGAGCCTAATCTTGTAGAAGGTAAAGGTACAATTACAGGTCAAGATGGTTACAATTCTTGGGCTGAAGTTACCGCCGCTATGGGTGATGACAGGTATCAAAAAGACCCTGCGTATCAAGCAATGGTTCAAGAAAAATTATCTAAGTCTGAATTATAAAATAACAAAAAGGAAAAAACTATGCCAATGGGAAAAGGAACTTATGGTTCTAAAAAAGGAAGACCAAGTAAAACATTAAAAGGTGGACAGAAAAGATTACCTGCCGCTTTAAAAGCAAAAATAATGAGTAAGAAGAAGAAAGCATAATGGCAAAGAACGGATTATACGCAAACATTCATAAGAAACGTGCTAGAATTAAAGCAGGTTCAGGTGAGAAAATGCGAACAGCAGGTACTAAAGGAAGACCTACTGCTAAACAATTTAAAAGAGCCGCCAAAACTGCAAAAGCATAATGGTTGCTAAGAAATATCAAAGTCCTTCTGGTGGCTTAAATGCTAGAGGAAGGGCTTTTTTTAAAAGTAAAGGACATAACTTAAAAGCTCCAGTGACAGGAAACCCCAAAGCAGGTTCAAGAGCGGCAGGAAGAAAAAAGAGCTTCTGTGCTAGAATGAGCGGAGTATCTGGTGCTATGTCTAAGAACGGAAAACCCACTAGAAAAGCATTAGCTTTACGAAAGTGGAACTGTAACTAAAAAATAGTTGTGCAACGCTTATGCGTGGCAACTGCCAACTTTAATTAGCCAAATAACTTGACCCCTTGCGAGGGACAATCTTGACTAAATAACTTATTGAAGAGGCTT